GAAAGGTTTCTGTAGAAATGGATTTAGAAAATACGTACCGGATCTATACAGTAAAGCTCTTAAAATCATACACGGATCACATATAGACTTTTTAAAACTATCATATACGGAAGTTTATATGGATAATAATATTCAAGTTTCTTGGTATAATGTGCCGCAAGAAATTAGAAGTAGAGATTGGCCTGACTATGATAAACTTCCTGAAATAGGATTAGATCCGAATGCTCCGCGAACTGAGCTTAAAAATATTGAAGTTGTAGATGAACTAAGTTACTTGACTGGAGATATCTACTACTGTAATTGGCCTATGATTGTAGGTAAAGAAGGTAATAAAAAGATGTTTTTGGATACTACCTGGGCTCGTCCTTATGAACAAACTTGGATGAGCTATATGTTTCAAGAGACCAGAAAAGGTAACTTAAAACCAGCTGTATTGCTTGCCTCTCCAATTCATCATAATAGAATAGCACATTATAAGCCAGAAGAAAGGCGTGAGAACTAATATTTATTAACATGCCAATACTACCAGCAACCGCTTCCGTACCTTATACGCTGAATCTCACTGCAGAAACTACAATTTATGTAAATGAGGTAAAGTGTAGAGTTTCTGAGAATGACTTCAATTACTCGCAAAATCCAAGTGTTTTCAAGTACGGAACCTCTATAACCGGTTCAGGATCAGTTCCCTTCTATACACCAAAAGGCGGTATATCACAGTGGGGAGAGCTCGTAGATGGTACTTTAGCAGATAATGTAACCGGATCTTCATTCCATCCTTATGCAACTACTATCGGCTTATTCAATGACGCAGGTCAATTACTTGTGGTTGGCAAGCTAGGTACTCCTTATCCTATTCCTTCTAATACAGATATGACGTTTATTGTAAGGTGGGATAGTTAAAAACATTAAAGTTTATGGAAAATAATTGGTTTATGCACAAAGACGGATCGGTAAAAAAGTACGATTCCGTAGATAAATTCCCTGAAAAGTGTGTAGGATTTGTGTATAGAATCACAAATATTAAGACTGGAAAGTTCTATATCGGTAAAAAATCTTTGTTTTCTAACACTAAAAAGAAGCTTACCAAGAAAGAATTATCAGAATTAAGCGGTCCAGGTAGGAAACCTACGTCAAAACGTGTCATAAAAGAGTCTAATTGGCTGGACTACTGGGGGTCTAACAAGGGAATCTTACAGGAAATCAAAGAAGAAGGTACTTCTATATTTAATAAAGAAATACTTAGATTCTGCTATAATAAAAAGCAATTAACATACTGGGAAGTTCACTATCAATGTGTAAATAACGTGCTTCTTACTGATAAATCCTACAACGATAACGTCCTTGCTAAATTCTTTAGGAAAGATTTGGTAGAATCAGAATAATTTCTTATATTATCCATTAAAGAGTGTTTATTAATGGAGCAATCACGCCTAGTCTTAGGACTTTTACATAGTGTTTTAGGTAAATCTAAGCCTTCCACCAAAGGAAATCATGCATTTCATTGTCCTTTCTGTAAGCATCATAAGCCTAAGCTTGAGATAGACCCTAAGACGGGGTTTTATCACTGTTGGACCTGCGAACCTGCTACTAAAGGTAGAAATTTGACATCCTTATTAAAGAAAGTGCAAGCTACATCGGCACAAATTGCTGAAATGCGAGGTTACTTCCCAAACGGTAGGGGGGAAGTGGATGATAAGCAGTACGAAGTAGTAGAGTTACCGAAAGAGTTCAAGACTCTTAATAAAGGGATGTTAGGGCTCGGGTTTAGACAAGCTTTTGCTTACTTAAAGAGTAGAGGTATAACTGCAAATGATATTATAAAGTACAATATTGGTTATTGCGAGACAGGAAAGTATAAAAACTCAATTATAATTCCATCTTACGATGCAAGAGGTAGGTTAAACTACTTTATTTCTCGTTCTTTCGAAAGAGATCCAGGTAGAAAGTATAATGCACCGAGTTGTAATAAGAATCAATTAATAGGTCTTGAGTATTTTATTAATTGGAAAGTGCCTGTAGTACTTTGTGAGGGTATATTTGATGCAATTGCCTTAAGACGAAATGCAATACCGCTATTCGGTAAGACTATTCCTGAGGCTCTAATGATGAAGCTTGTACATAGTGAAGTTAAAACTGTTTACCTAGCTTTAGATAACGATGCTTTTAAGTCTTCTATCAAATATGCACAGCAATTGATTAATCTCGGTAAGGATGTTTACTTAATTGAACTAAACGGGAAGGATCCCTCCGAAATAGGTTTTGAAAACATGACAAAATATTTGCATACAGCAAAGCAACTTACATTCAGTGAGTTGTTATTAAAAAAAATGAATTTATGATCATAGAACAACGTTCGGAAGAATGGTTTGAGATGAGAAAAGGTAGAATTACAAGTTCAGAAATCTATAAAATAATGGGAAAGGATAATTTTAGCGAAACTGCTAAGACTTATCTACTTGAAAAGGTTTGTGAGTTATATGGAGGAGTTACAGAGCCGGCCATGGGAGCTGCTTTAAACTGGGGAACTGATTTAGAGCCTGTAGCTATTGAACATTACGAAAAATTAACAAAATCAAAGGTAGAGAAAGCTTCTTTTATTCCGGTAGGAAATTATTACGGAGGATCTCCTGATGGACTTTTACTGCCTGAAGGTATTATTGAAGTTAAATGCCCTTTTAAATCTGCTAATCACTTTAAACATGGAATGATTAACTCTCCAGAGAAGTTTAAAAAAGTAGCACCGGCTTATTATTATCAATGTATCTCTAATATGATTTGCGCTGAAGTAGAATGGTGTGATTTCATTAGTTACGACCCTAGAGTTCAAGAAGACTATAGAATGTTTATCTATAGACTACATTTAACAAAAGAAGAATCCGTAGCAGTCACAGAGAGAGTAGAAGAGGCTTTAAAGTATATGAAAGAACTTGTAAAAGAAGTTGAAGCTGCAAAGCCTAAGTTACTTCTCGGGTAGATATTTATAACTGTATGATCAACCCTATATTAATCGGTCAGAGAATCGCCGAAGCCATTATAAACGAACCAGGTCCCTGCTTTTATCCAGGTAAATTCAAACCGCCTCACAAAGGACATTACCAAGCCGCTACAGAGTTGGCTAGTAGAGACTATGTAAAAATGGTATATATTATAATAAGTAAGAAAACAATCGACGGTATTACACCTGAAGATTCTCTTATAATTTGGAATACTTATTTACAAGCCGAACCCAATCCTAAACTATCAGTTAGAATATCTACTGCTGAATCCCCAATAGTAACTATCATAGATTACTTAAAGAAAAATCCAACCGTGGATCCTGTTTATGTAGCAGTAGGAGATGACGAAATAGACGACCTAGCATATGGTAAATCTTTACAAGAACAGTTTGGTGATAGAGTTAAAACAATACCAGTACACGAAAAAGCAGGTATAATTACCGCTCCTCATGTTAGAAATATTTTAGCAGATGGAGATTACGAATCTTTCGTAGAGGCTATACCCGAAGCTGCTTTCAATAAAGGAGCAGCACCAAAAATATTTAAAATGTTAGCTACTAAAGTAAAAGGAAATGCCCCAGAACAAGCTTAATATATTAAAAGACTTTATAGCTTTTTGTAAGAAGGAGTTAAACATTCAAACTCTTCCTAAAATTTCTTTGATTAAAGATAAAGCTTTTGTTGAACAGAATAGATCTTATGGCGAATATAATCCTGAGACTAATGCTGTAAGAGTCTTTGTAACCGGTAGAAATTTAGCAGATATTTGCCGCAGTCTTGCTCATGAATTATGTCATCACAGACAAAATGAATTAGATATGATCTATGATGAAGCAGGTAATACTGGTACAGATATAGAGAATGATGCTAATGCAATGGCAGGTATTATTATGAGAGATTACGGTAAGAGAAATATAGATATTTACGAGTTAGGTTCATTAAAGAAAAATAATTTAAGAGAATCATTATACGAAGTTCAACAATTACCTATTAACAATTCTATTATTTTTGGAGTTAAGCATCATAGTAAGTCAGATGCTCAAGCTGTTATAAACTACGTTAAAAAACGCTTCTCACCAGAAGACAAAGTTGTGTTTATGGGAGAAGGAGGCGACGATAGTAATAAGTACGCAGCAGGTAGTGAACAGGAAATGATATATGATGAGCTAAGTTCTTACTTTGATAATCTAGTTAATGATTCCTGGGACGGAGCTGACTTAGATGTAATGAATGACCAGTCTACTCTGTACAAAATACAGAAACAAAAGACAGGTCTTTCTCATAATCAAATATTAGCAGCCAATTGGGCTAGTATGGTTGGACAAAATATTCTACAGGGTCAATCAGTAGCAGACTTTGCTCCAGAAGATTATTTGAGCCCTGAAGGTATTAAATTTTTAAAGGTATCTGCACAAGAAGCAGGCTTGCCTTTATCAGATAACTTATATGAACCTACTGCAGAAGATTATGATACTCTATATAGACTATCATTCCCAGAAGACCACGGAGATAAGCACACTAAGGTATCAAAAGCAGCAGATGCTTTCAACCAAGTAAGAGATGAAAACTTATTAAGAAAATTAAAACAATACGAAAGTAGAGGTTATAAAGTAATAGCTACTGCAGGAGAAGGACATATAGACTTAATTAAAGCAATGCTTAAAAAATGATAAAGTTAGTAGATATACTGAAAGAAATCGGTGAAGGAACTAAGACTTATTCTTGGAAACTTGACGATGAAGATGCTGATGGTAATTACTTTTATTCTTTTGATACAGATAATAGTACTTACAGTGTAGGTATTGCTAATTTAGAAGACGGAATGTACGATTTATCCTTTAATACTACATCAAAAGATGGCGATCCTGATACTAGTTTAGACACTAATGAAGGAGTGCCTTTAAGAGTTTTATCCACTGTAGTTGATATTGCAAAAGATTTTATACAAAAGGTAGAACCTCAGATTGTTATCTTTAGACCGATACAAACTAAGAGAACTGATGCAAAAGAAGATCCAAGACGTTTTAAAGTCTATGGTGCTTATTTAAAAAAGAACTTACCTTCGAATTACAACTTAATGACTTTTGGAGATACGTACAGAATAATTAAAAAATGATAAAGCTAAAAGACATATTAAACGAGATAGCATACCCTCTTAAAAAGTTTAAGGTAGAGTACGATGATATAGATGATGAATTAATGGCTGTAACCTATAAGTTTTCAACAAAGCAGAATGATTACGATATTGTTTTTTATGCCGGAACTTTAGGGTACTTCGAATTAACATTCGGACTAAGTAAAGATCTTACTGCAGCTTTAGACACTAAGCAAATGACCGGAGAAGGAGATGTTGCTAATGTATTACAGACTATATGTAAAGCTATTAATGAATTTTTTGAAGAGTACGATGATCAGATTAAGGATGTTGAAATTGCAGGAACAGATGAAAAACGTAAAAGAGTCTACAAAGCTTATATGCCAAAGTATATAAATCCAAAATATATTAGTAGAGTAGATATAAAATAGAAAATTGTTATGAGTGGTGAACTAAAAAAGGAGTTTGTACCTCGTGATGTACAACGGATGAGAAATATACTCACCGGCCAGACTGGCGATAGAACCCAAATTCAAGCAGGTTGGGATAAAAATACACAAACACATACAGAAGGAGATGTTTGGGAAGAAAACGGTAAGAAATGGACCATTCTAAAAGGTATCAAACAAACCGTAACCAAACTCGACGAAATTAAAAAACTAGTAGTTTTACCTTTATCCTGCCCGAAATGTGGTGGTTTAATGAAAGTAAACGAGTATAATAAGAAGATGTG